GGTATCTTCTTTGATAACACGAAGGTGCTTAAGACCGATGTTACCAACCATACCTGATTCTAATAATGCTCCCATTTTTGTATTTTTTTGGTTTTTTTATTTTTTATTATTTTATTTTACTCATCAAATCTTTCATTCTCTTGAATTGTGGATTCTCATATGCTTTTGATTCCGACAAGACTTCTTGAGAACTTGATGTTTGAGGAGTTGTTGAGATTTTGTCAACTACTGACTCTGTAACGGGCTTTTTAGTACCTAACTCTGATTTAATTGTGTTGAATAAATTTTTAGCCTCATTCATAGTTGAAACTGAATCAAATCTCTTAAGAATATTCAATTTCTCTTGTTTTGTTGTTGAGTGTTCGGTAAATAAACGAGTAGCGTAAGCTAAGTTTGCGTTGAAAACTGCAACTTCGTTAAGTTTTTCCTTAAATAACACTAACGCTTTTTTGTATTCTGCGTTTTGTTTTTTTAAGGTTTCAACCTCTTCGTTGATTTCCTTACGACCAGATTTGTATTTTTTACCTTGGTTCGCAGGTTTTCTTACATCGTTAGCGAATGTTCTCGCGGCCTCTGACGCCTCTACTTCTTTTGGTTCATCACCTTCAGATGCTTCAACATTAGAATCCTCCTCATCCAACTCAATTTCGTATATAGGTTCTTCTTCAATTTCAGATTCACCCTCTCCATCAAGTTTGATGATATATTCTTCACCGTCCAAATCCATTTCGATATCATCTCCATCTTTTTTTACAACAATACCATCTTCTGGTTTCATTGCTTTGAATACTTTCAATACTTCATCATCAGATGCACCTGTCATATCCATAACATCGTCATCAAATGGCATATCGTCTGTACCCATGTCATCAGATGGCATATCGTCTGTACCCATGTCATCAGATGGGTTTAGTGCGTCTTCACCACCTTCTGAATCGATTGAATCGATACCTTTCATTGGATCTTCATTATCGAGGTCGTCTATATTTTCTTCATCATCCTCATCCTCATCTTCTGATTCTTCATCATCAGATTCGTCTTCAGGTTGTTCAGACATATCTTTTTCCTCTTCTTTAGGTTCATTAGACTCTTCAGCATCTTTCATTGGAGGAACATCCCCCTCAGACACTTCTTCGTCTTTTTGACCCTCTTCTTCTGACTCTTTCAGCAATTCATTAAGTTCTTCCTTCATTGTTGAAGCAAGTATACCTTTTGCATTTTGCTTAACTGCCTCCTCAAGTGTTTGTACTTGAAGTAACGCTTGTTCTAAAATTGATTTTTCAGTCATTTGATTTGTTTTATTATCTTATAAATATTATGATTTTATAAAAAAATCGGGATGTCGTTATTAAAAACAGAATAAAACCTTTTACTTGGATAAAAATCTATCTAAATTCCCCATAAGTTTTTTCATTCTATCGGTAACAACAGGTTTTTCGTCAATAGATTCTTGGTATTGGTCTCTTTCAGACGGGTCTGTAAATATATAGGCACCCGGAGTAGATGGTGATGATACTAAATCAAAACAAACTAATTCGAAATCGTCTTGTACCACATTTTGACCTTTAACGTTCTTTAGTGAACCTACCCCACGTGAGGATATACCCAAAGTAGCCCCATTCATTAATAACATGGCAGCTTGGTCACCCTTAGTGGAAACAATACCCATTTTTTTCCAACCAGGAGATGTAAATAATTTAATTTTACCCATTAACATTTTACCATCCCACCATGTTTCCATAATTGAATGTGATACTCTATCTAAATCTATTAATGATGAGGACGGATGGTTTAACTCATTTAATGCTCCACCTTTTTTAATAAGATTTTGATATTTTTCATTTTCTCTCTTTAATAAAATTTCAGGGTAAATTCTACCGTTCTTATTTGGGGTGTCGTACTTTTGTAAAACCGCATAAAGAATAAGGTCTTCAGAGAAGTCCATATTCTTCATTTCAGAAATAATTTTCTTATTTTCGTCAGGTGAAACATGACCGGCGTCATATTCAATCAAAATCCCTTTGCCGGTTTCATTTGGTCCTAATATCTTCATTTACTATAGTAATTATACTATATAAATACATCGATATATAAGTTATTTTTTGTTTTTATTGAAGTTGAATAAGTTTTTATCGGATAAACCAGTTTCTACTATTGTTTCAATAATTTCTCTAATCAGTAATTTAGTTGTTTTTGATTTTACATCAAACTGTTTTTCAATAAACAATGTAACCTCTAAATTCATAAAAGACCTCTTTTCAATTTTTATACCCCTAGTCTTTATGTCTAAATCCACAATACATTGTGGTTTAAAATTTTCATTTTTTAAATTATAAACAATTTCCTTAATTACCCTTCTTGTTTTGTTTATTAAATAGTCAAAATCATCTTCATTGTTTTCTGGCTGAACCCAAGAATTAAGTTTTAGATATATTGTTTTTAAATTTTTAAAATCTACTGTTCCATATCCAATTTTAACATTCCTGTAATCTCCTAATGAGATATACTTTCCGTTTTTCATTACTTATTTCATATTTCATAATTTTATGGTGTAAATAAAAAAATAAATAAAATTATTTGAAATAAAAAATATTTTCACTATATTTTTAATATACTTATATATTATGTTAATAGTAAATGTCGATAAAAGTATTGAGTACGCTTTAAAGATTTATAAAAGCAAAGTTCAACGAACAAAACAAATTCAAAAACTCAGAGAGAGACAAGAATTTGTGAAACCTTCGGTAAAAAGAAGGGAAGAAATTTTAAAAGCTCAATACGTTGAAAAAATTAAAAATGGTCTTGATTAATCAAGACCATTTTTTAATTCTACTAATCTATAGTAATTTATTCTCGAAGATTTTTTATTGTTAACCTCTTCTTTAACATTGTTTAATTTAGATTTCATTTCATCATCGGATGATTCTATTAGTAAACCCTCAATTTTTTTAATTAAAGATTCCTTTAATTCATTAGTTTTAGATTCTAATTCATTTGTAGGAATTGATAAAATATCCTTTAATGTGTGTTTTTGTTCCTCACTTAAATTATTATCATATAACACATTAAAGTTATTCACTAATACCGCATGTAAAAGATTCTCATTTTGTGTATGAACAACCTTATCCGATTCTTTAATCTCCTTCTTGGTAATTAAATGTTCATATAATTTCTTTTTTGCGATTACTTTTTTATCTAAATTAGATAAACTCTCTTCTTCTGACAATTGGTCTAAAACAGAATACAAATCATTGTCCTGAACCTCAACATCTTTTAAAATTTCGTTCAAAGATTTACAAAACTCTTTAATTTTATTTGTTTTATTTTTTAAAACTGATGATAATTCTTCTACAAATAACTTCGCAACTTCCTTATCATCAAAATATTTTTTCTCCACCTCTTCGTAAAAAAGATACATTTCCTTAAAATCTTCGTTTTCTTTAATTGTTTTAAGGATTTTCTTCATCTCAGTTTTATTCTTTGATGAATAGGATTCTGTTAATTTACCTAATATTTTTGATTTTATTTTTCCGAAACTGTTCATTTTTAATCGTTTAAGATGTCTTTTATTTTATTTTCTATTTCATAAATATTCTGTTGAGCCTTGTTCATGTCAAATAAATCATTAAAATCTAATTTTTCTTCACCCAACATACCTAATATTTTTGATTTTCTACTTTCACTTAATGGTTCTGCCCCTCCCGCTGCTGGTTCTGGTGGAGGCGGGGTTCCACCCATTGCACCACCCATATCACCTCCAGGTGCCGCGGTTTGACCACTTGATTCCGCGGCTTTTCTTTCTTCTTCGGGTATACCGTATTTAGCGTCAACATCATCAAATACACCCGAACGTTTAATAATATTTTGAGTGTTCTGTAATTCAAATCCCATTGCTCTTTCAAGACGTTGTTGTTGTAAGTCAAGAATTACTTCACTATCACTCATACCAAGAATATTTTTCTTCGCCCACGTGTGTGATACAGGAAGAATACCAACTTGAGATTGATCAGAAGTTGCGTCTTTATATAGAGTAACCTTTTCTTTCCATTGTTCAATACGTAATAAATCTGATTGAGCCGATGGGTTAGTTAGGGATAATGAGAAATTACCCAACTCATCCTCTAATCCTAAAAGATATAAATGAATTAAAGCAATTTTATTTAGTTCCTGAATTAATGATTTTTGTATTCTATTGATTGTTCTTGCGAAACGAATATCCATTAGGGCTAAAGTTTTACCTTCACCCACAACTTCTTCAAAACCTAAGAACGCTTTAGGTATTCTTAGTGCTGCTAATAATTTCTTTTGAATATATTCAATATCCGCAATTTCACCCAAGTTTTGTGCTCCAGCTAATGTTTCAATCGGATTAGTTTGTGAGGGGTCACGAACAGGTATAAAATAGTCCTGATCAACAGCCATCTGATTATATCTCATATCCACCTGACCATTTCTTGGGTCGGCGATTTGGTCTCTTTTAAATTTATTTGCAACTCTTTGTACGTAAGCCTCAATATCTTTATCATCCATGTTACCAACAAACACTTTAAACACCCTTCTTTCAGGGGCTCTTGATGTTCTATAAATTAACATAGCATCTTCTGCAAGTAACAATTGTTTCCAAATACGTCTAATTTTATCCAACATAGATGTACCATAAGGAAGTTTTCTGTCGTCACCTAACAATCTAAAATGTGCTATTTCCCAAGATTGAAATTCCATTTCTTTGTTTTTCCACTGAAATCTCAATTCTCTTGATGGGATTTTAATGTCTCTTTCATTACCTGGTGTTTTAGATGATGCACCTTCAATTCTTTCAATTTCAATATTTGGTAATTGTTGACAACCAACAATACCTTTTTCAGGATCGACCTTCAAATAGACAAAGTTATCTCCATACTTACACAAACCACGCGTCCACATTTGAAGGTTTGTATTGATGTCTAATTTTTCCTTAAATAAATCCTCCAACAAATTCTTAACTCTATCTGATTCGGAATATATTGTTAATATTTCACCCTTTTCAGATAGTGTTGTTGATTCCTCTGCATATATATCGAGAGCCGCGGATATTTCAGGAGTGAACTCCATAGATTCATAATCATAATAAGCCGATAACCTATTTGGTTCATAATATACCGATTGATTGTAAAGAGATTGATCTAATTTTGTCCATTTATCCGCAATGTATTGACTTTGTTGAGCCTGTAACATCGCCTTTTCGTATTCTTCTCTACTATCAGTTTTTAAAAGTTCATCTTTCGAGAAATTAAAAGATGGTGAGTTCTCGGGTTTCGTTTTACCCGGAAAACCAAATACTCTTGTTAATTTCTGAAATACTGTGAGATTATTATCTGCCATGTATATAAATAGTTTTGATTATAATATAAACATTAATTCTTAATTAGGAAACATTTTTCTTTTTACTAAATAACCAAGAATACTCTTGATAGGCGGATTTCGAAGTATTCATGGGGTTATTTTGATGAAAAAATGATGGATCTGTCTGCATAGAACCTATTGGATCTAAAGATGTCCCATATGAATAAAAAGTTTTACTTGGCTCATATGTTCTTTCAGACATTGCCCAAGATTCTAACATTGCTTTGTTTTTTGAATCGTTTCTTTGTAATTGATTAAAACAAATGTCACCGGCGTACAACGCCATAGAAAGACTCATAATTGAATCATCATGTGATCCTTTCATATGGTCAGGTCTACCATTAATATAAACAAATGTGTTTAATTCGTTTAATAATCTAGTAGAACGTACCGCGAATCCTTTTCTAACCTGCTCTTCAAATGCCGCAACTATTTGGGTTCTTTTATTATTAAAATTTAATCCTGGTATTTTTTCCATTACTTTTTTATTATAATCCCATATATTTTGAGTATTAATACCATCAATATATAAGTTCTTATAATTCATTTCTTGTAACTTACGAGAAGTTGCAATACCCATACCACCAGTAATGTCAATTACAATAAACGCATCATATAACACACCCCATTTATACGCAATTGACGCCAAGTCATCGGGTGGTATTTTACCAATATATTCAACTACCTGTTCTCTATCATCAAAATCCACTATATTAATCGATGAAAAATCTTCACTATCACCCCTAC